ATGAAAGAGACAAAATTAAGAATCAGAAAATCAACACGTTATAGCGACGAGATTATCTACGCCGCTAAACACCTCTATTTGAAAAAATTCACACCGCAAGAAATTGCACAAGAATTAAAGCTAAACAGTGCGCGCCCCATCTACTACTGGGCGGAAAAATACAACTGGCGCAACCTGCTGAATGAACACGGCGTTGAGGAATTGATCTCGCTGCGCATTTTGACGCTGGTCGACCGCGAAAACAAAAGCGAACAAGAAATTAAAGAGTTGGAATCGCTTATCGACAAAGACCTGCAGTATAAAAAACAACGTGCTACACAAGCGGCGAAAAGCACTGCAGCAATGACATATAACGACCAGCACAACGAACAGCCGGATCAAAGCCAAAGCAAAAAATCAAAACGGCGCAAGAAAAACGACATTTCGCACGTCACGCCGGAAATGATGCAACCGTTTTTAAATACGTTATTCAAATATCAATTGACTTGTCGAGATAATAAACACCGAAAAGTGCGCAATATTTTAAAATCACGACAAGTCGGTATGACCTACTATTTTGCCTTTGAGGCGTTGGAAGACGCCATTTTAACCGGTGATAACCAAATCTTTTTATCCGCCTCAAAGCGGCAAGCGGAAATTTTCTTAACCTACATCCGCAAAATGGCTCTACAGTTTTTTGATGTTGAGCTAAAAGGGAATCCGATTGTGTTAAGCAATGGCGCAGAATTGCATTTTTTGTCGACCAACAAAAGCACGGCACAAGGTTATCACGGGCATATCTACGGTGATGAATATGCGTGGCTGCGCAATTTTACCGAGTTTTATACCGTTGCCTCCGCAATGGCAACGCACAAAAAATGGCGCGAGACCTACTTCAGCACGCCAAGCTCAACGCGACATAGTGCCTACCAATTCTGGAACGGTGATGATTGGCGCGGCAAAGACGCAAAACGCAAAAATATACCGTTTCCGACAATAAAAGAGATGCGTGACGGCGGTCGTGAATGCCCTGATGGTCAATGGCGGTACGTTATCACCATTGATGACGCATTAGCCGGCGGTGCCGGCGAGCTGTTCGACCTTGAGGCATTAAAGCGCAAATATAACAAAGCTGCCTTTGATCAGTTATTTATGTGTAAATGGATTGATGACGCCGACTCCATTTTCAATATTTCGCAATTGCTCAAATGTGCAACCGACATCAGCAAATGGCAAGACTTTCGACCGGATAGCGACCGCCCTCTTGATAATCGTGAAGTGTGGTGCGGCTATGACCCAGCAAAAAGCTACGACGGTGCAAGTTTTGTGGTAATTGCGCCACCGGTGCTGCCCGGCGAAAAATATCGCATCCTAGAACGCCACCAATGGCACGGCTTAAGCTATAGCTATCAAGCGGAACAGATTAAACAAATCTACCAACGCTACAACGTGAGCTATATCGGCATTGACACCAGCGGCGTTGGCGTGGGCGTGTATGAAATGATCACCTTGTTTGCACGGCGTGAAACCGTGCCGATTATTTATAGTGTAGAAAGCAAAGCGGCACTCGTCTTAAAAGTACACCATTTAATCGAAAAAAATATGTTGGAATGGTCAAACCAAGAGTCCGATATTCCGGCAGCGTTCTTGATGATTAAACAAACTACTACAAAATCGGGCGATAGGGCCACCTTTGTTGCGGAACGCACCAGCCAAAACCAACACGCCGATGTATTTTGGGCAATCGCTAACGCTATCAACCGCAAGGAATTAAACAATAAACCACGCCGGCGCTCTGCGTGGGCAATGAATTAGAGGAAAAAACTATGACTAAATATTATTTAAAACAAAAGCAAAATAAGGCAGTAACACAAAAAATGCCGCAAACTTTTAGCAAGTTTGAACCATCTGGAATCGAGCATTTAGGCTTAATTGTTGATAACACGCTAGATTGTTATTTACCGCCGTATAACCGTGCCATTTTAGCTAAATTGCCGTATTACAACGCTCAACATTGCGGCATTTTACAAAGCCGGGCAAATATTGTCAGCTCTGGCTATAACGGTGATTTTGTCGATATGAAAACACTTTGCTTAAACCTTATTCAGTTTGGCGATGTTGCATTGCTAAAAATTCGTAATGTTTTTGGTGAGGTTATACGCCTGCACGTGTTATCATCCCTTTATCTGCGCGTTAAGAAAGATGGCAATTATCTCTATTTGTTTAAAAAAGCGCTGTATAACGATAAAACTCATTATTACGAGTACAAACCTGACGATATTATTTTTATTAAACTTTATGACCCATTACAACAAACCTATGGCGCGCCTGATTATGTCGGCGGTATTGAATCCGCTCTACTAAATAGTGATGCAACTATCTTCCGCCGTCGTTACTATTCTAACGGCGCACATATGGGCTTCATCCTCTACACCACCGACCCTGACCTCGACCAAGATGCAGAAGATATGATCAGAAAAAAAATTGAGCAATCAAAAGGCGTTGGCAATTTTAAGAGTATGTTTATCAATATTCCCGATGGCAACCCTGACGGCGTTAAATTAATTTCGGTCGGCGACACCGGCAAAAAAGACGAATTTAATGCCGTGAAAAATATCTCTGCTCAAGATGTTTTAACTGCGCACCGCTTTCCGCCCGGTTTATCCGGCATTATCCCGAGCAACACCGGCGGATTAGGTGACCCATTAAAAATTTTAGCGGCATACCGCGAAACAGAAGCCTATCCGCTACAAGATTTTATCGCAGCGCAAATCAACAAAGACCCAGAAATCAGCAATAAAAACAAAATCTTATTTAAAAGAGATAAGCAAATAAAGGCAAAATAATTTATTAAGTTCTCAACAAAAAACCGCTAAAAAGCGGTTTTTTATTAAAAATTTCTTGTATTTTATTATTATATTGAATATAATAAACACATCTAGCAAGGGCTAGAAACGAGAAAGCCCCGACTCGTTCAGTTCGGGGCATTGAATAGGAATTAGGATTATGCGTCACATTGCTTTAATAATCCTGTTCATTTTACTAATGGCGATTAGCGCAAACGCCTATTAGCAATGAACCAAATCCTAGCGGTTGCTGGCACGACCGCTAGGTAATTCCTAAACACTATAAACAACATAAACACAAAAAGCAAGAGGTAAAAAGAAATGGCAAATAGCAACACCGAACACAGCAAAAAACTACGCGCGAAAACTGCTGCCGCTTACAATAAAAAAGCACTTGAAGAAGGTAAGGTTAAGGCAATTTCACTGAGACTTGATGCCGATCTTGCTACTGAATTCGATGCTGTTTTGTCCGAATTAGCAAGCACCCGACCGCAAGGCATTAAAAAACTTTGTGAAATTTATCGCAACTTAAAAAAAGATTAAGCACCTCAACACTATCTAGAAGTCTATTTCAAAAATAGACTTCTATACGTCTAGACTGCTATAATAGCAAAACAACATTTTACGCTATTGTCTACTATGCCAAAATCATTAACAGTCTTTTGCAAAGTTTGCCATCACAAATCCGCCATTACCAAAACACAAAAAGAACACCCGGAACTTAGCCGCATTTATTGCCAATGTTTAAACCCACAATGTGGCCACCGTTTTGTCCTCAACCTGCAATTTTCCCACTCCACCAAAACATCACAACTTATTGCTAATGATTTAACTTTAACCTTAATTCAACAACTGTCTGATGACGAAAAACGCAAAATTAAACAATTATTAAGCAATCAATAAAAAATTGAACATAAAACCATCAATTACACCGATTTACACCATCAATTATAAATGTTTGATTTAATTAGATTTTAAAGATAACCCGGTCGCACCATCTTACCTTTCGCAACCTTTCATATCTAATCAAAAAACCTTTATAAATCCAGTAATAACAGGGCTTTTCGGCTGTTTTACCCCTCGCAACCTTTCGTATTAAATCGGTTCTAACCAAAGATTTTAGTAACTATCATAGTAACTATGTAAAAGCCAAATTTAATGATTTATCCATTAAATCAGCGGTAGTTTCCGGCGTATCAGGTGCGTGCAGTGTATTTTCTTCTGATATGTTTTCTTTGGTTTCAGTCGGTTTATCAAATCGATTTAAAGCAATAGGATTATTGTTAAGATCGGCAATATCTCATTGATTTTAATAGAAATTAAATAGATTATTGTACTTATTTTGTGCAATGTTTTCTTTTTGTGCGAATGGATTCAAAAGCAAATTGAGAAATTCTTTATTTTTAAATAAGTTAGTTTTTGTCAATTGCAGATCTCTCATTTCCACAAATTTTTCTGCTTGAGTTTTTCTCGAAACACATTATATTGACGAAAATTTTTTTAAAAATACAACATATTGTGTTAGGGATCTTTATTAATGAATACATCACTTCGAGTAACTAAACGTGATGGGCGTTTAGAGCCTATCAATTTGGATAAAATCCATCGTGTAATTACTTGGGCAGCAGAAGGTTTAAATAATGTTTCTGTTTCGCAAGTAGAATTGCGTTCACATATTCAGTTTTATGAAGGCATTAAAACTTCCGATATTCACGAAACAATCATTAAATCTGCTGCAGATTTAATTAGTAAAGATACTCCAGACTATCAGTACCTTGCTGCTCGCTTGGCGATTTTCCATCTGCGTAAAAAAGCTTTCGGTCATTTTGAGCCACCTCGCCTTTATGAACAAGTAAAGCGTTTAGTTCGTATGGGAAAATACGACGCTTCTCTTTTAGTAGATTATTCCCGTGAAGAGTGGGATGAAATGGACACTTATCTCGACCATTGGCGCGATATGACTTTCTCTTATGCTGCTGTTAAACAGCTTGAAGGGAAATATCTCGTCCAAAATCGTGTAACCGGTGAAATCTATGAATCTGCACAATTTTTATATATTTTGGTTGCAGCTTCCTTATTCGCACAATATCCAAAAGAAACTCGTTTAAATTATATTCGCCGTTTTTACGATGCGACATCCACTTTTAAAATTTCATTACCAACACCAATTATGGCGGGTGTTCGTACCCCAACTCGTCAATTCAGCTCCTGCGTATTAATCGAATGTGATGATAGTCTAGATTCAATTAATGCAACTTCTGCCGCTATTGTGAAATATGTTTCACAACGTGCCGGTATCGGTGTAAATGCCGGTGCTATTCGAGCATTAGGTAGCCCAATTCGTAATGGTGAAGCGTTCCACACTGGTTGTATTCCATTTTATAAACACTTCCAAACAGCGGTGAAATCCTGCTCGCAAGGCGGCGTTCGTGGTGGCGCAGCAACCGTTTATTACCCGATTTGGCACTTGGAAGTTGAAAGTTTATTAGTGTTAAAAAATAACCGTGGTGTTGAAGATAACCGTGTGCGCCATATGGATTACGGTGTGCAGTTAAATAAACTGATGTATCAACGTTTAATTAAAGGCGCAGATATTACACTCTTCAGCCCATCTGATGTGCCGGGGCTTTATGCAGCGTTCTTCGCCGATCAGGAAAAATTTGAACAGCTTTATTTAAAATATGAACAGGATCCGGATATTCGTAAACGTTCGGTTAAAGCTATCGAACTGTTCTCGTTATTAATGCAGGAGCGTGCATCAACCGGTCGTATTTATATCCAAAACGTGGATCATTGTAATACTCACTCGCCGTTCGATCCGTCAGTGGCACCGGTGCGTCAATCCAATCTCTGCCTTGAAATTGCGTTACCGACCAAGCCGTTGCAACATATTCACGATGAAAACGGTGAAATTGCGCTTTGTACCCTTTCTGCATTCAATCTTGGTGCATTAAACAATTTGGATGAATTGGAAGATTTAGCTGATTTGGCAGTTCGTGCATTGGATGCTTTATTGGATTATCAAAACTATCCGGTGAAAGCAGCTGAAATTGGGGCAATGGGTCGTCGTGCGTTAGGTATCGGTGTTATTAATTATGCCTATTATTTAGCCAAAAACGGTGTGCGTTATTCGGACGGTTCTGCCAATGATTTAACTCACCGCACTTTTGAAGCGATTCAATATTACTTATTGAAGGCATCAAACCAATTAGCAAAAGAGTTCGGACCTTGTAAATTCTTTGATGAAACAACTTATGCCAAAGGTATTTTGCCGATCGATACCTACAAAAAAGATGTCGATAGTTTAACCAAAGAACCACTGCATTATGACTGGGAAAGTTTACGCAAAGAGATTCAGGAATTTGGCTTGCGTAACTCAACCTTAACCGCATTAATGCCGTCAGAAACCTCTTCACAAATCTCTAATGCAACCAATGGTATTGAACCGCCACGTGGCTTTGTCAGCATTAAAGCATCGAAAGACGGTATTTTGCGTCAAGTCGTGCCGGATTATGAAAATTTAAGTGAAAATTATGAATTGCTTTGGGATATTCCGAATAACGATGGTTACTTGCATTTAGTTGCGATTATGCAAAAATTTATCGACCAATCCATTTCGGCTAATACCAATTATGATCCGCAACGCTTTGAAGACGGCAAAGTGCCTATGAAAGTGTTGTTAAAAGATTTATTGACAGCGTATAAATATGGTGTAAAAACGCTTTATTATCAAAATACACGTGACGGTGCCGAAGACAGTCAAGAAGATCTTGATGATGGTTGCGCCGGCGGTGCTTGTAAGATTTAATTCTAATAAAAAGGTCAGTGCTTCTGACCTTTTTATTGTCGGTATCTAATTCGAGGAAATAAAAATGGCTTATACCACTTTTTCACAACATAAAAACGATCAACTTAAAGAGCCGATGTTTTTCGGGCAAAACGTGAATGTGGCACGTTACGATCAACAAAAATATGAAACTTTTGAAAAACTTATTGAGAAACAGCTCTCTTTCTTCTGGCGTCCGGAAGAGGTGGATGTTTCTCAAGATCGTATTGACTATCAGTCTTTACCGGAACACGAAAAACATATTTTTATCAGTAATTTAAAATATCAAACACTGCTCGACTCAATTCAAGGTCGTAGCCCAAATGTGGCATTGTTGCCATTGGTATCCATTCCGGAATTAGAAACTTGGATTGAAACTTGGACCTTCTCGGAAACCATTCATTCCCGTTCTTACACACACATTATTCGTAACATTGTTAATGATCCTTCGATTGTGTTTGACGATATTGTCACCAATCAAGAAATTATCAAACGTGCAAGAGATATTTCGGCTTATTACGATGATTTAATTCGTGATTCACAACTCTACTCACTTTATGGCGAAGGCACTTACACCGTTGACGGTAAAGAATATCAAGTAACATTGCGCAATTTAAAACGTCAATTATACCTTTGTTTAATGAGTGTTAATGCGTTAGAAGCAATCCGTTTCTATGTTTCATTCGCCTGCTCTTTTGCTTTTGCAGAACGTAAATTAATGGAAGGCAATGCGAAAATCATCAAATTTATTGCGCGTGATGAAGCACTTCACCTTACCGGAACACAACATATTCTAAATATTATGGCTGCAGGTCAAGATGATCCGGAAATGGCAGAAATTGCCGAAGAGTGCCAACAAGAAGCTTATGATCTCTTTGTTGCTGCTGCCGAACAAGAAAAAGAGTGGGCAAACTATCTGTTTAAAGACGGTTCGATGATCGGTTTGAATAAAGATATTTTGTGCCAATATGTAGAATATATTACTAATATTCGTATGCAGGCGGTCGGCTTACCACTGCCGTTCACCACGCGTTCCAACCCAATTCCTTGGATTAATGCTTGGTTGGTGTCAGACAATGTACAGGTTGCACCACAAGAAGTGGAGGTCAGCTCCTATTTGGTGGGTCAAATTGACTCTAAAGTTGATGTTGATGACTTTGAGGATTTTAAACTTTAA